AAGCACCATCAGTGCATTTTACTTCACTCTCACCACCCATCTTTGCTAAAGCAGCCATATTGATTACGCCTTAAAAATATTTACCAACCAAGTTGGTGTATTAGCGGATCTACCACCAGCACCCCAAAAAGAAGCTGCGGCAGGACTAACAGTATTACCTTTTGCAATATCAACATGAAGTCCAATACCACCCATATAACCAGCCCCAGCACCCATTGAAGTTGCTCCAGCTTCTTTACATGCTTTAGCAAAATCTTGGAATAGTTGATCGTCTACTTTAAGTTTTTTACCACCAGAAAATAACCAAACATCACAACCAAATCCCCATAAATGTCTATCAGAACCAGTTCTCTTTTTATTAGTCATACCACCAGAAAATATCTGTACATCAAGTTGAATTTTCGTTGCGGCATCTATAATGATTTTTTCTAATTCTGCTGCAAGTGGTTTATTTCTTGTTGCATATTGGTTGATATAAACGACAGAACCAGCACCCCCTGTGTCTAGAATAACATTTTCTTCAACAGCAAGATTACCACCACCCGCCTCGATCATATTCATAGATCCTCCAGTAAAAGCACTTGCACCAGATGATCCTGTTTCTTTATATCCAGAAGTTTGTGATGAATAAGAAGTCCATCCATCAGGTTTCACCACCGAGAATTTTGGTGTAGGAAAATTGACATCAATATCATCTTCTTCTACTATTACAGGAAAAATTTCATCAAGTTCTTTTTCTGTAAATTCTACAACAGGTAAAGGTGACACATCTCCTACCACAAAACCAGTAGGATTAAAGTCAACAGTTAGACCATGTAATGCAACATTAGTTGTACCATTTATAATAGTATTGTTTGATAATGTTGTTAATGTCTCCGTAGCACTCATAGTAATATTAGGGGCAATGAAGGACATATCACCACCAGATGTCATTGATAATGTACCCGCAACATCCACCACCAGATTACCCAATGATTTTACTGTTACATCATCCAAAGCATTTAAAGTTGTTTTGCCAGTATTATATGCAGTGGTATCACCATAATTCCTTGAAAGAACATCACCCCTAGCATCAATATTAGATTTACCCGCAACAGTAATAGTTGAATCTCCTTGTATTGTTGTTACCGCATTACCACCAACATTAACAACAGAATCCCCCGCAACATTAACAATCCAAGTTTGCATTGCATCAAATCTTTCAGCGGATCTAGTTCTCATTTTATTATCAGGATGTATTTCAATGAAAGCACCAGATCTATGTTGTATATTTATTCGTTCAGCACCAGGAGTATCATCAAACTCAATCATATGACCAGATTCGGTTATACGAACTTTATTATAAGGATATTCTCCTCTATAAGGATCTTCTGGTTCAAATATTCCAACACGTGCTTTCTTAGTTGATTCGATACCTATTGCTCTATCAGAAGTATCAATACCTTGTTCTCTTGGAAAGATTCCATTAGGATCATTAAATCCCATAGTAGATTCAGAACCAGCGGTGTTCTGTCCCATGATAGTTCCCATAATAACAGGATCTTGTGCATCTGAACCATCTTTAAAGAAACCGAATACCCAAGAACCTTCCACTAATCCATGAATACCTTCACCTATAGCAGAAACACCAGAAACTGTGGTAGGCATTAATACTGTTGCCCAAGGCAAATCATTTGTGGGCAACTTTGCTTTATCTTCAGTATGGAAATCAAAGACTCTGGTTCTTACTCTATTTAAAAATAAAGGGTCTGCTCTATCTTCAACGACACCCGTGAACCAGACAAACTGTTGTTGTCTGGTATCATTCATGTTTACATTCATAATTCTAAATCCTTATTTAAATAGGCAATACGTATAAATTCGACTGTGTTTATGTCTGATTATATTGTTGCATTTTCTCTTTGTAATTGTACTATACTTATACCACATAATGACGTTCCTTGTCAAGAGAGATATGAACTATTACCTTCTGCTCGCAATATCATTCCAGTCAGGTTCTGGTGGATATTGTCCATTCTCATCCACAACACCACTATAGTAGTCTAGCTCTTCCTGTGTCATTATTGAGTACCAGTCGAATTGTCTATCAACAGCATCAAGACCGGGTGAAACATCAACAGCAGGTGGGTTTAACTTTGCTCTATTTACTAAATACTGATTAAATTGTGAGTCTGATAACTGACCGTTCATAACCGATAACGTACCTTCAAAGGTTACATAACCACTATCATCAATCAATTGATCATAGTTCTTTATCTTTTCTAGATCAACGAGATTGTCGTTTATACCAATGAATCTATCAACCCAACTACCAACCCAATTCTTGGTTATACCATCATCATATAAAGACTCATCCGGTGATAAAACGTTCTTTTTATTTACTATGAACTGCAAAAATTGCTCGTCTGATAAATAACCGCTCATGTCTGAATAGTTACCTTTAATAGTTACATATCCAGTATCATCATCAATCATACCAGTATATAAAGATAACTGTCCTATATCAACGAGATTGCCGTTTATACCAAGGTAAGTATCAATCCAACCACCAATCTCATCCAAGAGATCTTCTTCTTCTTTGTTTGGATCTGTGGGATTAGTACCTGTTATAACAGAAGCGCCACCAAACTCTTCCACAAACTCTTCTACATTATTCTGTAACATAATAGTTTCTATAGGTTTAGTCTCACCCAATAATCCACCATTAGGTCCGTCTGGGTTTTTGCCAACCAATTCCTTTGGTTCAGGAGAACTACCACCCTCAATAGGATTATATGCTAGTTTACCGCGATCAATAGAATCTTTACGAACTTTAATTCTTGTAAAATATCCACCCGAAACAAATTCGTGTACAGATGATACAATTAAATATCTACCCGATAATAATAAATCAACGTGGTCTGTTTCTTCAATTTCAGCATGACCAGTTTTAGCAAATATAATTTCAACCATAGTTCCTGGTGTTAATCTAACATCACCATATAATTTAACTGAATGTTCTAGTTGTGCCATATTAGACATAATAGATCTTCTTATATTACCAGATAAAGCCATATGTTCATGTATCCCAACTTCACCCATATCTGCTCTTGCTAATGCATTTGTATTGTAATAAAGATTATGAGTACCCACTATATTACTATAACTTAAACCATTAATATTAAAATCAGGATGCATAATAAGATCTTTATCCATCAAAGGTGGTTTATTATCCATAGCATTATAATCGGACAGTTTATATGATTTAGTACCCCAATCTAATATATGACTTCTAGTAGTATAAGCACCATCCTTTAATGCTTTATAAGGAGAGAATCCTAGGTTAGATGATACTTCAAGTATACTTCTTCTTTTATGTGAATATTGTCCGTCCGTAAAGGCTTCACCCTGTTCAAAAAAGTGTTGTTCGTATCTTTCATACGGTTCAGCCGTCACCATTTCATTATAAGAAGTCATAACAACCTTAGAACCGTTAGATGAACCATTGAAGATTTCATACGAGAAATAAGGAGAACCATTATCACTCATTGTCTTAGATAATATTTGTGATATAGCATCCGAGTAAGATATCTTAGGTGGTATATAAGTCATAATACCAGCCGAGGATGTATCCTTTACATCTAACTTCTCACCCTCAATATTATTTTCACGATATAGTTCTTCTAATATTTCAACTGGAGTACCTTTAAGAACATGCTCTACTTTTTTTAATTTTGAGATAAACCCAAATGTAGATATACATCTAATCTTATATACTTGAATATCAGGTTTAGGTCTACCATATAAAGGTATATCAAGGATATACCAATCCGATTGAAGATCTGCGGCTTCTTCACCTTCTTTAATTTGTTTTCTTAATACCATAGTAATCTTTTCATTACCAGTAATATTAAGGTCTTCCATCATATTGATACCATCCGTGATATCAAATTCTGCCATCAGTGCTTGTTGGTATATGGATTCCGTTACAATAACCTTTGAAACTAATGCAGTAATATCTCTTTCTTTGCCATTAGAAGAAAATATTTTAATGCCTAGCTTATGCGAAGAAGGATCACCACCTTCACTTGTTGATGTGGTTTTATGTAAACCTGATGTATTAGCCATTAATTAACTTCTTATATGTACGTGAAAAATCTTCGATATAATGTGATTTTAATACCTTTATATCCATGAATGAATCATTGACACCCACTTCATAATTATAATTAGTTATTTTATATAATGAGGGAATTGGATATATTTCGTCAACAGAATACGTTATACGAGGTACAACAACACCATCAATCGATTCATAATGATGTGCAGATTCGTTTTGATTTTGTAATGTGAATGTGTAATTGCTAGATCCTTGAGAAACAACTTCACCCGAAGTCAATCCAGTAATTTCTTCAGTTGAATTAAAATTGCCCGATAATTCCCCTAATGTTAAACTATTCATATCCAAATCAATATCAATAATCTTTGCGGTATATCCGGTTTCACTTCCCTGAATAGTTTCACCTTTAACAAAGGATTTGGTATAAAATAAATGATCCTCACCGGTACCACCGGAATTAACATAACCAGTTAAAGTATGATATGGATATTTCAATTCAATATAAGTTTGAAGTTCAGTATATCCTTTAGGCCAAGAATGCATACCATTTATAAGGTGATTATTAATCATAAAGAAAGTCCAATAATAATCTGGTGTATCGTATAACTCTTGTGATACCTGATCAGGTCTTGAACCATCTAATATCTGATAATATGTATATGAATTAGAATCATCAAGATTAATAGTTGCCTTGACATGTTTAAACAAATCAATGATAATATTTTTATTATTATTATTATCACCAAAATCATAAGGTGATAATGGAAAGTTTTTAAAGAAATTTGACATGTATTAACCCTTATATAGTTTAATATTGCATTAATAATTGAATATCACCCTGACTAAGAACTTTAGTTTCTTGGAATGATAAAGTCAGATCAACCTCAATAGGAGCACCATCAGAGAATGTTAAGTTTGTTGATGCATTAAACGTTGAGTTACAACCAACAAGGAATGATTCATAGATTTGTGGAATAAATTTATTAACTTGACCATCATGCTTATGAAACTTTATTTCCCATTTGGGCGGGTATGATAAAATAGTATTATTACCAGGTTGTGAAGCAGCATAGATATGTTTCCTGAAGAATTCATGTATATTTTTGATAAGAACAGAGTCTGCTTGACTATCCGCAACAAGTTTGAATTGAAAGGTGTTTGCTCTCATTGTCATATTCTGAAATGTTGTGACAGTATTAGGGTTTATAGCAATACCGTTTTCCTTTTTATAAACATCACCAATTTTATCTACACCAGGAACTCCCGATGATTTTAACATTTGACCCGCAAGTAATGCTTTTAGTTCTGGTGACTGTTCAAGTGCTGCCGTTTTCCCTTTAAGTTTCGATGCAAGTTGATCAGCATTTTTACCAGCCAAATCCCCCATATCACCGAACATCCCCATATCAAATGTGCCATAGGATGCACCCGCAGCACTAACCAAACTTGAAGGACAATATAAAGTTACAGATCCAATCATATCACCCTTTGCTTTACCAAGGGCTTTAAATGTTACCCAACTCGACTTAGACTCTGATAAATTTCTTGGATATGTTAAGTTTGCCATAAATTGAATCCGTTATAAATAGTAATATAGTTATTTATATACAATGATTTAAGGGATATTATCAAATGGCATTTAAAACTCACAAAGGTAAATATAAGGTTAAGAAACCAGAAAAATATCTTGGTGATTATAAATCTGTTACCTATAGATCACTTTGGGAAAGACAAGCATTTAAATGGTGTGAGGGACGTGAAGATATTATTGGATGGCAATCAGAAGAAACTATAGTACCTTATAGATGTAAGACTGATAATAAGATGCATAGATACTTTATTGATTTAAAGATTAAGTTCTCTAATGGTAGAATATTACTTGTAGAGATTAAACCAAAGTGCCAGACAATACCACCAAAGAAACCAGCAAGACAAACTAAACGATATATTAATGAATGTATGACTTATATCAAGAATGAGTGTAAATGGAAAGCAGCAACAAAGTATGCACAAGATAGAGGATATCACTTCGAAATATGGACGGAAGATACTTTAACAGGTTTAGGTATAAAAATATTACTTAAAGGATAATAGTATCCCCAATTTTCCCCGGTGACAGATCTATTATACTACACTTTATTACAAATGTCAACCCCTACTAGGAAATAAATTATGGCAGATTCGTTATTTGATAAATATGAGAAAGAAGCATTTAGATCAGGTATTGCACCACGCACCGCAGAATCACGTAAATGGTTCATGGATAAATTAAAGAACATTAAAGATTTTAATAGAAGATCTATACTAAAAGATCCAAATTTAAAGAAGATGAATAGACCAAGAATTGGATCTATGTATATGTTCTTTTATGATCCAAAATTACGTAAGACATTACCTTACTATGATAATTTTCCATTAGTGGTTATGGTTGCACCCGCTGATGGTGGTTTTTATGGTATCAACTTACATTATGTTCCACCAGTATTAAGGGCAAAGTTATTGGATAGTTTATTAATGACTGTTAATAATAAACGTTATGATGAATCTACTAAGATGAAACTGTCTTATGGATTATTATCCTCGGCCGCAAAGTTTAAGTATTTTAAACCTTGTTATAAAAGATATCTCTTCTCACATATAGAAGCATCAGTGGTACGAGTAGAACCCCCTGAATGGGAACTAGCGACCTTTTTGCCAGTAGCCATGTTTAAGAAAGCTAAGCAGTCAACAGTTTGGCGTGACTCAAGAAAAACTATCCGAGGATAATAATGAAATTCAAGAATCCTATAGCAGATTTATCTGCTCAGATTAATAAACATAAAGGTATAGCAAGAGCAAACTATTTTGCTATAACCTTTTCAGGACCTGCTTCGGTTCAACCCGATACTGTATCAGTAAATGCTTTATGTGAAAGTGTAACACTTCCTGGAAGAAGTATATCAACTAATGAGTTTGCTCCTGTTGGTGGTCAAATTAAACGACCTTATACATTTATCAATGATGATGTAACACTTACATTCTATGTCACAAATGATTTTTATATATACCGTATCTTTGAAAAATGGATGAAACATGTTGTAAATGATGTATCCGGATTTGTTGGATATAGAGATCAATATGCTATGCCAATGACAATATCACAACTTGATCTAAATAACAATGAAATCCATCAAGTGATGTTACATAAGGCATTTCCTATATCAATGGCTATAACACCATTAAGTGTTAGTGATGGTGCATTATCTAAGTTAACCATTGTGATGACCTTTGATAATTTTACAACTAAGGGAAGTAACTTTGAGCAGGTTTCATCTACAGCAGATTTTGGGGATGCATTATCAATACCGAATCCTAACATCGCATCATTACCATATAGTCCATTTGGTGATATCCCAAACCAAGTTGAATTTGATCTAGACTCCGTTAAACAGGGTATTCAAACATCATTGGATGATTCGTTGAATTCTACTATTAATGCCATCAAAGAAAATATAACTTCAACTGTCACATCTATAACATCACCTATCTCAGAAGGAGTAAAAGATATATTGGCGGGTGGTAATACTGGTCTTGGTGGTATCACAACACCATCAACAGGAGTTGGGTTTCTTGACGATATTATTGGTGAAGTTAACACAGGAATTACGTCTATAACTAATAGAGCATCAACGGGTTTATCAAACTTGATTGGATAAAGAATACAATATTATTATTATTACAGGAGAATATAATGGCATTACCTAGAATTAATACACCAAAATATACATTGGTTATACCTAGTACACAAGAAGAAATTGAATACAGACCTTACCTAGTCAAAGAAGAAAAGATTCTTATGATGGGCATTGAAACTAACGATCAAAAGCAAATGATAACAGCATTACGTGATGTCATTTCTGGTTGCACTGACGGCAAAGTAAATGTTGATAAACTTCCTATGTTTGATATGGAATATATCTTCTTAAAGATTCGTGCTAAATCAGTTGGCGAAATTGCTAAGATTGGTGTCAAATGTACTTCATGCGAAACCAAGAATGAAATAGAAATCAATCTAGACAAAGTTAAAGTGTCGGGTGAAATGAAAGGATCTGAGAAGATTCAATTAACAGATGAAATTGGAATTGTATTAAAATATCCTACCGTGAAGGGTATCAAGCAACAATTATCATCTAAAAATGATGACAGAGATAATGCAATGGGAGCAGTAGTATCTTCTATTGAATCTATTTACGATAAAGAAAGTGTATATCTTGCTCAAGATGAAACTCCAGCAAATCTACTAGCATTTCTAGAATCATTAACTTCAACACAATTTGTGAAGATATCAGAGTATTTTGATGATATGCCAAAACTAAAACATGACATTGACTTCAAATGTGTATCGTGTGGTGAAGATAACTCTGTAGTGTTGGAAGGTCTACAAAGTTTTTTTTAGTATGCATGTCACATGATTCATTAGAGAATTATTATAAGACTAATTTTTCTCTAATGCAACATCATAAATATTCTTTATCTGAATTGGATTCAATGATCCCTTGGGAAAGGGAGATATATCTTATGTTATTAGTACAATATATTAAAGAAGAAAACGACCGAATTAAATCTCAAAACAGGTAAAAAATAATGGCAAAGGATAATGATATAACAGATGCAATAGAACAACAAACTGAAGCGTTAAAAACTTCTTTGAATGTTGATGCTGTTACATCTGAACTTAAAAAACTAAATGATGTTTGGAAAGAGGGTGATTCTGAAGTAACAGAAGAAATTCAAGCATCTTCAGTTATGAATGTTAATGCTATGGGTGAATTTGCTAGAAGGAATGAGGCAGCACTTAAAAAGGCACAGAAGGAAGCAGAAAAAAACAGTCCAATAAATAAATTAACAGAATCTCTAAAGGCACAAAATAAAATATTAGACACCAATTTGGTTATGGATGGTTTAAGTAAACAACTTGAAGATCTAAATGCTAATACTACAGAGAATTCTAGACAACTTACCAGTCAATTTGCTGATGTTAGTTCAATATTAGAGAATCCTAGTTCATCTGATGAAGAAAAACAATCTGCTAGTGAAACACTTGCAGCACTTGGTAAATTAGCACAAGGTGAAAAACAACGTAGAGAATCTGAAAAGAAATTAAAATCTTTTGAAAATAAATCTTTAGAGAACTTAACTAAAACCCTAGAAGCACAAAATGAGGGATTACAGGTTTCGTTGTCTAAGGGAGATTTGGGTGCTAAACTTAAAAAACTAAACAAAGATTCAAATGAAAATTCACTTGAACTTGCCAGTCAATTTGCTGATGTTAGTTCAATATTAGAGAATCCTAGTTCATCTGATGAAGAAAAGAAATCTGCGAGTGAAACACTAGAAGCACTTGGTAAATTAGCACAAGGTGAAGAACAACGTAGAGAATCTGAAAAGAAATTAAAATCACAAGCATCAATATGGAATAAGATTAAAGAAAATACCAAAGGAATGTCTGATGGTTTAAAATCACTTGGTGAAAGTTTAAAGTCTAAAGGTGGACTGCTTGCAGGTCTTGCTGGGATAGCACTTTTATTATTTAGCCCAGAAACATTCATTAAAATTATAAATGGTGCTATTGATTTTGTCGTTGATATGTTTAAAGCAATTAATAAAATCGTTGAAGGCGATATTGGCGGTGCTTTAGAGTTGATTTGGAAACATGCAGGAATACTTTCTGGTATAATATTAGGAATTGGTTTGAAGTTTGGTGGTAAAATTATATCAGGATTTAAAGCGTTAAAGGTGGCTGTTACAGCAGTAAGAACTTTTATGCAGATGAAGTGGTTACCTGAAAGGATAGCAGACTTTAAAGGTTTCTTGAAAGGTCTTACGAAGTTTGCTGGTAAGGGGTGGAACCTTCTTAAAAATGCAATGTCTGCTGCTAAAGCTTTTATGATGACCAGTTTTATTCCTGGTATGATGGGAATGTTCTCTTCTATAGGTGCTGCTCTTGCTCCTATATTAGCGGCTATTGCTCCAATGTTAGTACCAGCATTATTGATAGTAGGAGCAGCACTTGCTATTGGATTAGCAATAAAATCATTATATAATGCATTCAATGATGCCTTTAAGACCTTTGAAGAAACTGGTTCTATTATGGAAACATTCAAAGCATTTATATCAGGGCTTGGTGCTACAATGATAGGGTACCCAATGGATCTATTAAAAGATGCAATATCTTGGGTAGCAAGTGCTTTCGGTTTTGATGATGTTTCTAAATCTCTTGATTCGTTTAGTTTTCAGGATATCATTAAAAATGGTATTGGCAACGCATTTGATTGGTTTGGTAATATATTTGCATCAATAGGAACCTCTATATCGAACTTTTTTAGTCCTATAATAGAATCATTTTCAAATATATTTCAAAATATAGGAACACTGATAAGTGAACTTCCCGCTAAAATTTATGGGTTTATACCAGATCTAATCAAAGACTTGGTTTCTTGGGTTGCTAGTGCATTAGGTTTTGAGAAATTTTCTGAATTATTAGATTCGTTTAGTTTCACTGATATATTCCAGAATGTTGTAGATACGATATTGGATACCATTAGTGGATTAATGGATAGTGTTGTATCATTTATCACATCGGTTTTTGATTTTGATTTTATTGGAGCATTAACAAAAGCCATACCAGGTTTTGGTAAACTTGCTAGTTTTCTAGGTTTCGGATCTACAGAAACTAAAAAAACAGAAAAAAAGAAAGAAGAAAAGAAAACTGAACCATTGTCAAAGGAGGAAAAACTATCTAATGACAGAGCTAATAGATTCAGAGGAGAAGGAAAGAGAAATTCTAACGATAGAAGGAAAGAGAGAAAACGTGTAAGAGACGATCAAACAAAACAACTTAAAGATGCTGGTGTAAAAGACGGAAAATTCCTTGCTGGTCAACTGGTAATCGAAGGAAAGGAATTAACTAAAAATCAAAAGATAGCAAAGGCTA